GGTTACGGTTACGGTTACGGTTGTAGTACTAAAAATATAAAAGTATATGGATCAATTGTTGCAACAAATGGCAATTATATTAATGGTCCAGTTAGCTTAATACTTCGGGTCGTATTACATAGTGCCGATACCTCTGCGGTAAATGGTGTTCATACTTTGCACATTGAAAGTAATAAGGCCACTACAAAATCTAGTGGTAGTGCAACGTTCTCTATTACTCAACCACTTTATTCTGGATCAGTAACAACTCCTTAAAATATTTCATTTTGCTAATATAAATACATTATACTAGTATATAATGGAGTCAAAATGGACGACAAATTAAAAGAAGCGTTAGAGTTCAGTAACTACCGCTTAACTTTAAACAATCAAAAACTTAATTTAAAACAACGAATGAATACGATGTTAACTATCGGGTATTCTAATTCTATGTTTACTGCAACTTTAGAACTAATCAATTTTGTTCAACACTTAATAGATAAAAAAGTAGAACAGTTTGTTGTCATCGACGACAACAATAATCCAATTTTAATAACAGCGTTGGAAGATTTTCATACTAGATTGTTTAGTGCATACACAGAAGCTCTCAACGAATACTACAATAGCTATGAAAAAATAAGAAAACAGCGAGACACTAAAGGATTGGTTGGATTAAATGCCTAAATTTGATAAAGGTGTTTTGCTGATTGCATATAACAACGGCAAAATTGATTATGAAAAATTAGCCATTGTGGCAGCATCAAACGTAAAACGTCACATGAAAAACAATCATGTAACCTTGCTTACGGATTTAAAAACATACAACGTGTTACAAGCAGAATTAACCATGGAGCAACTTGCTGATACTTTTGACCATATTATTGTAGAAGATATTCAACACGAACGTAATACAAGGATGCATAGAGATAGTCCTTGGACAGAATTTAGTACACAATTCAATAATAAGAATAAACACAGCATCTTTCAAAAAAGTCCTTACAAACAAACTTTAATGATCGACGTTGATTACATTGTGGGCAATAATAGTTTAGATACAATATTTGATACTAATTATGAACTAGCAATGTATAAAGATGCTATCAGTGTTCGTAATTATAAGCCACGTATCTGGGAACAAAAACTACATCCAGATGGTATAGACATGTGGTGGAGTACTGTTGTTTATTGGAGAAGCGATAGTGAAGTGGCTAAATTATTCTTTGGAATATGGGAACATGTCAAAGAGAATTATCAATATTATAAATGGCTGTACAAGTTTCCGGGCGCATTGTTCAGAACCGACTATGCTGCCAGTATTGCAACACATGTATTAAACGGACACGATTCGGGAAATATTGTATCAGAGCTTCCAGGAAAAGCAATGAGGTTCAGTGAACAAATTGATGACATTGTGGAATTTAAATCACTCAGCGATTACGTTTTATTGTGCCCTGATCCTAAAGAATTATGGAAAAATATCTGTAGCAGAGTAATAAACGAAAACATACACTTAATGAATAAAATGGCAATTTTAAGACACTACCCTAAACTTAAGGAACTTATCTATGAGTGAAGGTTATCTAATAGTAAACGGAGATGTAGACAATCAAGTCGAAATAGATTTATTAATTCATAGTATTAAAAAAATAGATCCTACTCGTCCTGTTAGCGTCATTGTCAACAATAAGGATATCAAATTCATAAAAGCAGATAAAGTTATCTATTTAAAAGACAAAAATCCTACATTATGCTATTTTCAAGCGTTGTTAGCAACTCCGTATACTAAGACTATTGCGTTATTGCCTGATCAATTATTAACAGCATTTGACACTACAGTATGGGAAAATCTTAGAGGTTTAGATTCTATCATACTACCCAGGAATCGATATTCGTTTAATAGTCAAATCATAGATCCGGTATTGTACAATAATCCAAGTACAGAATTAAAAAATTTTGGACTTTGTAGTATTCCTAATGCTATATTTTTTAATAAAGATAAGGGTTGTGATAACATTTTTGGCCTGGCTACTATATTATGTGCCAATTATGATCAAGACAATTATATTAATTTTTTTGCAGATAAAGAACATGAGATGCCATCGTTCCCTAAGTTTATATGGGTCGGCTGGGTACTATCATTATTACAAGTAATAACCAGTGGCAAAATTTCTACATATGATTTTATGCATTGTATAGATTTATCAAAACAAGAAAATAATTTTGTTAATAATAATTGGACTAGACGATGGAGTGAATTTTTAACTTATTGGGTCAATGACTCTAGTACTCTTAAAATTGAAAATTTTGTACAATTAGGGTTAGTTAAATATGAAACAATTGGCTGGTTAACTGAAGAAACTTTACTAAATTTAAAAAAATAAATGAGTAATTTGTTAGAAGATACCAGCGAGGACGACGAGTTTGATATACAACCTCGTGTTCTTAAAAAAAGAAATGTAAAAAAAGAACAGCAGGTTTATGTAGAATATGATCGATTGACTTACAGTATAGCAAGCATTTCTCCCATAGAGATACTAGCATCATCGCGTCGAAATGTCATCATTAAAGTAAATCCATCTAACTTAACAACCAAGGTATTTAATAATAAATTATCGCTGTCTAAATTAAAAATTAAAAAAAATCATGATAATGGCCTGTTAGAATTAATACAGCATAGACAACGACATAAAAGTGAATTTGATTTTATTTTTGCTACTACCGCAGAACATTCATATATTCATTTAATCTGCGATATTGTATCTAAAAATATACATATACGTTTTGATGACGATATTTTTAAGTTCAATTTCTCAATAGAAAAACTCACAGAAAAAGATTTGGAAGAATTACCTTTGTATATAGAAATATATTGCACGGAAAAAAATGAACCTTCACGTTTACTGGGTAAATTTACAATCTCTACAAAAGAACTATTTGAAGCACATGAAATAACTTACAAATGTCCATGGTTGCCAGATAATGCCGAACAGTTAAAAAATATTGGCTTTTTATATTACAATGATAATCAAATTATATCAGTGGGCACAGAGTTTTTTGAACAACCTACTTCGAATAATTTTGAATACAAACCCAATTTACTTTACAAACAGCATGGAAATGTGTTAAAATTGCAAAGTACAATAAATGATATACAGTCGTTTAGATTGAGCGATGATCTTATTTTATATTTTTATCAGAAATATGATCCAGCAAAGATGCTGGGTTCGATTAAATTAAACAGTGAACAACTTAATAATTATAATCAGTTTGAAATAATATTAAGTACAGATAAAGAAGTTAGATTACTTTGTAACTACCTTCACTTACATACCGAGGAAGAAAATGCTTGTACCTATTACTAGTTTTGATATCGTATTTTTAAGCTACGATGAACCAAACGCAGATAAAAATTTTGCTGATCTTTGCAATAAAGCACCATGGGCCAAACGGGTACACGGAGTCAAAGGCTTTGATGCGGCACATAAAGCTGCCGCAGCCTCAGCCGAAACAGATAGATTTATTACAGTTGATGCTGACAACATTGTTCGTGACGAGTTTCTAACTATTGAATTAGACATGACAAGGATTAACAGACACGATGTTATATCATGGGCTGGCAAAAATGTTGTCAACGGATTAGTTTATGGTAATGGCGGAATTAAACTTTGGCCTAAGCATGTTGTAGAACAAATGAAAACACACGAAGCCGCAGATGATCCCAAGGCACAGGTAGATTTTTGTTGGGATATTTACTATCATCAAATGAATAATATCTATAGTGATGTACATAACAATGCTAGTGCTTATCAAGCATATCGTGCAGGATTCAGAGAAGGTGTTAAACTTGCCTTAGAAGGAGGTGGACTTGTTGATCCGCGGAGACTTAAAGAACGTGTACATGATAGAAACTATAAACGTTTATTAGTATGGGCCAGTGTTGGTTCGGATATTGACAACGGACTATGGGCAATGTATGGAACTAGACTAGGATGTTACATGTCAAATTTAGCTAGACAAGATTTTGATTTTACATTAGTCCGAGACTTTGAATGGCATGATGCATTTTGGAAAGATAGTGTACAGCCACAGTTCGAGGGCGGCAACGAAAAATGTCTAACTTCTGGTTGGACATATGATAAGAAAAAACTACAAGATGAAATTTTTAAGTTAGGCGAATCTCTACGCACTAATCTAGGATTAGAGGTAGCAGAATTAGACTTCAACGGTAGCAAAATGTTTAAAGAAAGTTGGATTAATCCACCCAGGCTTGGCGCCCAGGTTAAAGAAAACCAAGTCAATAATTCAATAAATTAATATGGAACATAATAAAGATATCATTGCATTTCAAAAAAAGATTAACGATGTTAGTCCAAGTTTTTGTATTGCTAAATGGAAGCAAGTAACATTGCATTTACAGACAGGACACAACCATAGTTGTCATCATCCTACTACACACAAAATTCCTTTAGATGAATTAGCTGCCAATCCTAGTGCGTTACATAATACTAAGTTCAAAAAAGAACAACGTAAATTAATGTTAGAAGGTGTACGTCCAAAAGAATGCGACTATTGTTGGAAAGTAGAAGACAGCGCCCCCGATGCTCTTAGCGATAGAATTTACAAAAGTTATGACGTATGGGCAAAGCCTCATTTTGAAGAAGTAAGTAAGATGCCCTGGGATCAAGATGTTGCTCCAAGTTATTTAGAAGTTAGTTTTAGTAACGTCTGTAATTTTAAATGTAGCTATTGTAGTCCACAAGTGAGTAGCCTATGGATGGAAGAAATTAAACAACACGGTCCTTATCCTACTCATGGCAACTTTAATGATATTGCAGGACTAAAACAAATTGACCAAATGCCAATCCCGCATAATCAATATAACCCTTACGTGGACGCATTTTGGAAATGGTGGCCCACAGTTTATAAAGAGTTACAGCATTTTCGTGTAACCGGCGGCGAGCCGTTACTAAGTAAGGATACCTTTAAAGTTCTTGATTATGTGATCGAGAATCCTAACCCAGATATACATTTGAGTATTAATAGTAACTTGTGTGTACCATCACAGTTATTTGACAAGTTCCTTGAAAAGGTTAAAATTATCTGTGAAGAAAAGAAAGTTAAAAAGTTTAAAATCTTTACAAGCTGTGATGCTCATGGTAAGGCAGCAGAATATATACGTGACGGCTTAAATTATGATTTATGGTTAAGTAATATTCGCAGAGTGTTAAAAGAAATACCCGAGTGTACTATTACTATCATGAGTACGTACAATGTGCTTAGTATTCCCACTTATTCGTTGTTCTTACAAGATGTATTAGCTATTAAAAACGAATTTGGAGGACACGATGCAGTTCATGCCCCGTTAATTTTAGATGCACCGTTTCTAAGACACCCGGCACATCAAAGTATCTTTCATGTTATGCCATCGTCATGGGCTAAAGAGTATATTTTTGATCAAGTAACAATGATGTATCGTAATTTAGAAAATGGTGAATGGTACGGAAGTGCTAATCAAGGATTCTTTAAATGGGAGGCAGAAAAATTTAAACGCATATATGAATTAACTATGAATCAAAAAGATCCCGAGGAAGTAACAGTATATCAAAAAGATTTAGTTGCATTCGTTGATGAACATGATAAACGTCGCGGCACTAACTTTTTAGAAACGTTTCCAGAATTTGAGCCATACTACACTAAATGGAAAAATTCTAAATGAGAGTTGCTATTTGTTTAAGCGGCCAGCCACGAACATGGGAAAAATGTCATTTAACTTGGCACAAATTTATTGAAACAATAAAAGCTAATTATAAAGTTGATTCAGTTGATATATTTTTCCACATGTGGGATTATAATACGCCGCCGCATAGATTATTAATGCACGAAGGATGGGATTATATGACGGTCCCAGGCGAAACAATATCGGAAGATGAAAAGCGTAGTATAGTTTCTTCGTTGAATCCTATTTCATTTTTATTTGAAGACGAAACATCAAATAAAAATAAAATTCAAGAAACACGTGATAGAAATTTCCCACATATAAATGAACATGGTATTACTAAGCTGGAATGGTGCGCAGGCCAATTTTATAGTATAATGCATGCCAGCCATCTAAAAAAGAAATATGAATATGACAACAATTTTAGATATGATGTATGTATTAGGATGAGAACTGATATGTTTTTTGAAGATTATCAAATTAAACATTTTGTTTCCAAAGACTTAGTTTATCCAAATAGTAATACATTTTATAGCTGCCATACTGCTAAGGATGATGTACAGTTTCCCTTTCATAGATTGGGTGATGTATTTTGGTTTGCTGATAGCGTTACATTTAATAGGATATGTGAGTTTTATAGATGGCTGCCGGTCATAGGCCAACGAACGTTTAATAAGAATTTAATCGGCACCGAACATGCGTTATATTTTTATGCAAAGATGTTTAACATTGAAATAAGTCCGTTAACAGTTGATCCTAAAATTTATAGGGGTCAGGACTATTTAAATCGAAAAATAAAATCCGGCTTAGAAGGAGAATTGGGTGGACATGAGCTTATTTAATATTGAAATAGATTCGACTAATGGCAAACTAAACGTAGTAGCACCTAAGATTGATATCCCACCTCCACCGGATCCGCCACCTAAAAAGAAATTTAGAATAGCAGTATGTTTCAGCGGGCAAGCTCGCTATTGGAGAGAGTCATTAGCCAACATAAAAAGATTCTTTGAACATGAATATCCTCATCCTGAAATTGGATTAGATGTTGAAACTGATTATTTTATTCACACCTGGGACACCAATTCTTGGAGATTACCAAAAACTGATATTACTGTGTATACTGATGTAGTACATGATGATGATGATGATATAAAAAACGCATACAATCCAAAAGATATTATTGTAGAAAAATATGTAAAAGAAAGATTTGATAGAGCGTGGGACCCGATGTTTTATAGTTTTGCAAGAAGTTTATTATTAAAACGAGAGTATGAACTACAGCACAGTTTTCAATATGACTTAGTAATTAAAGCAAGACTAGATGTTATATATAATCCAGCAAACAAATTTCCCTTACAAAGAGTGTGGCCAGGCGTGTGTTATACTTCGACTCCTATTAGTAAATTTGCAAGTGAATTTAATTATAACAATTTTGACGATGTTTTATTTTATGGAGATAGCCCGACAATGGATTTAATTGGCGATTTATATGATACTCATAATGTAGAAAAACCCATGACATATCAAATAAAGAATCAAGATGGGTTAAATTTGGATCCAACCTTATGGTACGGTCCGGGATGTTTATTATACAAGTACATGACAAAACTCAGTATTCATCCAGAAGGCGGTCGTCCTTTTGAGTATGCAGTAATGAGAAGCACCGCAGTAGAAGCAAAATTAGATTCTGTATATAATTACAACGAAATTAGGAGTAAATGGTTTGAGTGGTATATCTAAAAGTTTAATTGATTTGTTTGATGGTAATACGCCTCCGGAAATAATCTGCGACGGTGATAGTTGGGTTTTTGGTTGTGAAATTACAGATCCAGAAATATCAAAGCAATATGATTCTACGACACATCCCGGTGCATATGATTTTTTAAAAGAAAATGACGCATATCGAATTCCAAAAATATTTCCAACACATCTTGCAAAATTATTAAATGTTCCAGTGACAAATCTTAGTTGGCCGGCTGATGATAACGGTACTATTTTACGCAGAACAATAAATTACATCTCTCAAAAGTATCTAGCAAATAATATTCCTACTGATAATTTATTTGTTATAATTGGATGGAGTAGTCCTGAACGAAATAGTTTTTGGTACATAGATGATAGTATACAGCTAAGTCATCCTTTTAGACTATGGCCACAAGTACCGCATTTCCAAAGTAAAGAACAAGAAAAATTTTGGGAATTATATGTAGCATATTTATGGAACGCCGAAGAATATATTCCGCGTTATGTATTAAATGTTTTACAATTACAAAATTTTTGCGAAGCACATAATATTAAGTGGATGTGTTTTAATAGCTTTTATCAAACACCAAATGCATCTCCGGGCCAATGGCAAGATTTAAATATTAAAGATGAGATAGAAAAAATTAAAGGAAGAATAGGTGGCCACGAATATCAACAGACTACAAATCCTTTAAAACGTATTATACATATTAATGATTATTCTGCTTTATGGGATAGTATAAATCCAATTAGATTCTATAAAAAAAATCAACCTGCTAATACGTTTAAGAGCTATATTGAAAATCCTATGAATACAGTTGTTCCTCCTTTAGTTGGCTGGCATCCTAGCCCCGAAGCACACGAAGCTTGGGCAAAAGAATTGGCTAATTATATTAAACAATACAAATTATATTAATGACAAATACAGCAGTAATAGTTTCTGGTGTTATGCGGCATCTAGTCAATGCATCTAGTAGTTGGTTAATTGACGCTGACTATTATTTAATTACAGAGGATAAAATTTATAATCCGCAATCTACTACATTGCAAGAAAATACAACAATCGATGTTATATCAAGTGTCATTGATAAAATTAGTGTGGTATTTTCATCTGTTAACATTTTGTTAAATACCAAAATGATGTTTTCTGAACAGACTTTAAAATCACATCCTGAACTAGTATATCATCCTACTATAGGAATGGCATTTAAATGGAAATATGCTTATCAGTTATTAGAAATTGTTCAGTCAACAAAACAATATAATAAGATATTATTAATACGCCCAGATCTTTATCTTACTCACCGAATACCTATAAGAACTTTTGATAGTCAACTACCGATACCTAAACATGTACATGGTGTAGGCCCATTAAATACAGATATTAATAGTGGTTACTTGTCAACAACAGATATCTGTTTAATGGTTGATTGGGAAATGTTTAAACTATTAGCCGGATTTTTTGATTATTATGTACAATTTTACAATGATACTATTATACACAAGTACGATGTACATAGTCTATTAGCAAGATATTTAATCGAACGAGGAATAACCATTGATGATTTGCTACAGCGTTATTTAGAGACTGTAATTTTAAGAGATAATACAACAGAAATGTTTACTAATGGAATGTTAAATATCGAATATAGCGTTAAAGATCTAAGATCTAAACAGTATGAATGGTGGGAAGAAAGAGTCGGCAATGTCTAAAAAATTAATAATATGCGGTGACAGTTTTAATATTGGTATTGGGTGTATAGATTTACATACCGAACCTTATGGAGTATTACTATCAAAAAAACTTAAACGAGAATTAGTTAATCTTGCTAAAGGATCGAGTACAAATCTTAGTATATACTTACAGGCAGAATATGCAGTAAAAAATATTGCCACTAAAGATGACATCGTATTAGTAAGTCATACAAGTTACGACAGAGTTGATTGGTTTCCACTGGACTATGAGTTTGGACATGAAATAACCAATGTTGATGTTAATTATCATCAATACCCTCCTTATAGAGTAGAAACATATCATCAAGTATTAGACAAACATCCTATGCAAGATGATCCTAACTATAAAGGAGGCATGTTCACTGAAAACTATATGGGCGTAATCGACTATTGGGAAACATTTAGAAAAGATGACAAATATTCTGGCTATTACGCTAGATTTCAAAATGAACCAAAAGAACGTATTAAAACATTGTATGACTTTGCTACGACTGTACATGATCCTAGGATAAATCGACTACATAGTATTGGAGTGATGACAATGGCACATCGATTGTTAAAGAAAAATAATATTAAACATTTAATGTTAACTCAAGAGCCCGAAGGGTATGCTAAGTATATGGATGAAGAAAATTTAGTTAGACTATCGTGGGGTGAATTGAGTGTCAAATATCCTGACGAGATTAAAACATGGCACACTGGCCCAGAAGGACATGAAGAAGCATACAATATAGTATTAGCAAAGTTAAAAGAAAATGAATGGAAATGAATAAACTTTGGATTTATGGTTGTAGTTTTAGTGAACCTTTTGGACTTGTTCCTAATGAGTTACCTACTATTTTCAATGCAGATAAATCTAGATACTTTCATGGAACAGATTATTGGGGAACGCACCTTGCTAATAAATTAAATCTTAAATGCATAACTAAAAGCTGTGCCGGCGCTGGTTGGAATTACATTAACGACAGGATAGACGAAGATATAATGACCTGGGATAAAGAAGACTATGTTATAATTAATCCTAGTTTTTTTAGTAGAGTTACATTTGAAGAATTAGTAAAACGAGATAGCCAAGGCGACCTGGGTTTATTACTAAAAGGATGTGAAATTATTGTTATACACAACGAAAGTCGATGGCATAAAAAAATTCAAACATTACAGCACCTTGGATATAAAAATGTGTATACTTGGCTCATTGATGAAACACAGTATACAAAAGTTAATAATTTAATTACGGCACCCGGAGATTATATCAATTGGAAAAATTGGTTAGACTTACATAAAGAATATTGGTTAGATCCATTGTTTAATTCACCGCAGGGAGATTGGCATTTTAATGAACAAGGCCATATCGAAGTAGCAAATAGAATGTATAATTTTATAATAGGAAATACAAATGAGCATAAAAAAAGTAACTAAACACTGGGGTTATGAATTGTGGATTGCTGATGGCTCTGCTACTCCTTACGCCAGCAAACGAATCTTATTTAAAGCAGGTAATAGGACTAGTTTACAAGTACACGAATACAAAATAGAAACTAACTATGTTTTAAGCGGCACGGGTGTATTACATCGTAGTAAGGAACCATTAGATATTGCAAAGTTTTTAGAACATGGCATGACTAGTAAACAAGTTGAAGAATACGAATCTACATTTGAAGTTATCGATCTTAAAGAAGGTGTTGTATTTAATGTAACTCCAGGTTATGTTCATCGTGTTATGGCCACGACAGATTTAGAGTTTATGGAAACCAGTACCACCGAACTGGATGATGTAATTCGTTTACAAGATGACGGTGGTAGGACACATGGAAGAGTTAGTTACGAACATGAGTAATACTGTTATTATACCTACTGCTGGCACGGGTAGTAGAATGGGCAATTATACCAAAAATCTTAATAAAGCATTATTACCTTATAAAGATAAGCCGGTGTTGGCACATATTATTGATAGTTTTCCCAAAGATACAAAATTTATTATACCTGTAGGTTATTTCAAAGAACAAATTATAGACTTTTGTAGTGTAGCATACAGCGACAGAAACATTGAATTCATAGACATTGATGATTGGACTAGTGCAAAGTCTGGTACTGGATATACGTTATTGCAATGTCGAGATTTAATCAATACACCTTTTTGGTATGTACCTTGCGATACATACTTTGACGAACAAGTGGTAAGCAAAGTCAGTAATAATGATTGTTATTTTGTCAAGCAAGTTCCTGAACAAGACACACATCTATATACAATGTTTAATACTGGTAATAGTTTCCGTATTACAGATATTAGATTTAAACAACGTGCTCCTAAATTCTGGACAGCATTTACAGGTTTAATGTATATTAATGATTACACAGATTTCTTTGCTAAACTAGAATCAAGTAACAGCAATGAATTTATTGGTATTATTAAATTAGGCAGTGACACAGCCAGTCTTAACTCGTGGTTAGACTTTGGTAGTCCTACAATTTATCAAACTGAATTAAGTAAAAGTCAAAAGTTCGACTTTACAAAAAAAGACGAAGTAACTTATATATGTAACAATAGAGTTGTCAAATGGTGGCTAGATAATAGCATAGCAAAAAAGAAATATGATAAAGTACTGGCTAATCCTTACGTATTCCCCGGTAACTGTACGCACAGCGGTAACTACATGGCCTATGATTTCTTTCCTGGTAAGACGCTCTACGAGTTTAATAACCCGGTGGCATTCGGTGAATTATTAAATTGGCTAGAAACAAATGTATGGAAAGACTGCGATGCTGACATACATGCCGCAAGTATTGAGTTTTATAAAACAAAAAGTCTAGCCCGTATTAGTAAGTTTTTGGAAAAGTATCCTAACATAAAAAATGTTACTAACATTGATGGTGTTACAGTCAAAGATTATAGTTATTATCTCAATAAAATAGATTGGGAATATCTATCTACTGTTACACGCCCGGGATTCTTACACGGTGATTTGCAGTTTGATAATATCGTAATCAGTGACAGCGGAGAGTTTAAAATTATAGATTGGCGACACGAGTTTGCAGGCATAGTTGAATATGGTGATATATACTATGACTTGGCCAAGATGGCAGGTGGGTTAATTATTAACTACGCTAACATTAAGAATCATAACTTTAACATTGAAATTGATAATGATAGTGTAACGCTGAGTATCCCTAGTGTAGAACATATTACAGTATATCAGGAACGTTTAAAGAAGTATATTTTGACTAACAATTTAGACTACAAAAAAGTACAACAACTGATACCAATAATTTTTTGGAACATGAGTCCATTGCATACTGCGCCATTTGATATATTCTTATGGTACTTAGGCATTAAACTATTTGCGGAGCTAGATAATGAGTAATCCAACACAGAGCCAAATAGCATTAATGTACTTTCAAAGCTTCTGTAAAAAAGATGCCGCATCATTAGAAGTATTGTTCAGTGATAGCATCGTATTAACAGACTGGGAAGTGCAAATAGTAGGTAAAGATAATATTTTAAAATTTAATCAAAACTTCTTTAACTCGGTTGAAGCAATAAGAATTGATGTCGATAAAATTGCTGTAGGATTAGACACAGTTATAGCAGAAATAAAAGTTATAATTAATAATTCAATAGTAGCACAGGTAGTTGACGTTATAGAGTTTGATCAAGATAATAAAATAAAACAGATAAGAGCATACAAACGATGAAAAAATTTATAAGCCTAAGTCAGTATCCAGGAAAGACTGGTGAATACTTTTATACAGAATTCTTCAAGCACTATAACATAAATGCAACCTATACTGCATTAGCCTGTGATAATGTTGAACAAAGTATTAAAGATGCAATCGAAGCCGGCGTTAGCGGTATTAGCATAAGCATGCCATTCAAACGAGTAGTAATGCCATTGTTAAATAATCAGCATCCGTATGTTGATATGTATAACAGTTGTAACACTATAAGAATAGACAAAGGTATAACACACGGATACAATGCTGATCTTGCAGGTGTTGAATATGTTTGTAAAGAAATTCGACAAAATGACAAAATCACTATTTTAGGTGGCGGAGCCATTGGTAGTATGTTTGTTAAATATTTAGAAGAACAACATTACGGTAACTTAAATGTCTGTACCAAAAATGCCGGAACATGGAATAATCGTTATTCTTACAGTGATGTAGTGATTAATTGTACTGCACTAGGCACTAGCACTTTTGACAGTCCTTATAGGCTTGGACAAATACCTCCAGATGCTAGGATAGTTATTGACTTGGCAATTAAAGACAACGAATTGCAAGAACAATGTAAGATTGCTAGAGTTAAATATGTATCTGGACGTGAGTTTTATAAGGCTCAGTTTTTAAAGCAATTTGAAATCTACACAGGAATTAAGTCCAACGAACAAGTATACAACGAAATTGAAAGCAAACAATATGAAACAGTTTAAATTGGGCTTTGGCCCAATGAGTAAAGAGATTATTGAAATTCTTGCAACATACACAAAAGAAAACAACTATCCATTAATGATTATTGCAAGTAGAAACCAAGTAGACTATGTTACTGGTTATGTTTGTACTACTACTGAATTAGTTAAACAGATAAAACAATATAAAAATCTAAATTTACTATTATGCAGAGATCATTGCGGACCATACTTCAGTGATTTAGATCGAGGACTACCATTAGAGGATGCCATAGATCGTTGTATGAAAACTATAGCCGCCGACATTGCTAATGGTTTTGATTTAATTCATATTGACGTTAGTCGTATTGACGATAACCAACTATACTACGCAAAGAGATTAATTGAATATGCGCTAAGTTTGAATCCAGACATCATGTTAGAGTTTGGCAGTGAAGACAACACAGGTATAGATATTAACAGTAGTCTTGCTAGAATAGATGTACAGCTAGGATTTTTAAATCCATATAAGAAAAATATTAAATTCTTTGTTACGCAAACAGGCAGTTTAACTAAGGATAATCAAGCAGGTACATTTGATATCAACCGTAATCAAGAAATTGGAGAACAAATACGTGCGGCAGGGTTTTTATTTAAAGAACATAATGCGGACTATTTTACAGAAGAAGACATACAAAATAGAATAACAGCAGGTATAGATAGTTTAAATATTGCTCCACAGTTAGGCAAAGTACAAACAGATTTATTAAAAGAGTTTGCTCCTACAGATTTATGGCTAAGATTTGAAGATTTTATTTATAGTTTAAATTTTTGGCAACGATGGGTCCCTGAAGGCATTACTGACAAGAATATTGCAGTAAGTGTTAGTGGACATTATGGTTTTAATAGCAATGAATATAGAGCTATTATTTCAAGCATCGATTATGATAAGTTTAAATTGGCCTTGACAAAAAAAATTACTGATTTATTAGATCATTATAAAACATTCGATTACGAACATCCTGAAGTTCAATTTCAAATTAAACTTAAAAAACGCTTAGAAGAACTACGCAAAAGAGATCCGTTTATATACCGATGAACATTTGGGGAATTAGTGCTAATAGTCACGATGCAGCCGTATCAGTTTGGCACGATAAACAATTACAATTTGCGGCACATAGCGAACGATACTCTGGAATTAAAAATGACGGAGATCTTTGCGCCGGCATTATCGAAGATGCTGAACAATATGGTCGGCCGGACTTAATTGTTTGGTATGAAAATCCTGACTTAAAAACAGCTAGACAATATACTGCTGGCCAGGGTGATAGAACTAAAGAGAATGATGTTAAATCTTATCTAGCAAAATACAATTTGAATCAACCTTTAGTTATAGGTGAACATCATAAAAGCCATGCTGCCGCTGGTTATTATACAAGTGGACTAAATGATGCCACAGTTGTTGTTATTGACAGCATAGGCGAATTTGAAACTCTTACTGTATGGCAAGGCGCAGGCAATGAACTAAAGAAAGTGTATACACAAGGGTATCCAGATAGTCTCGGACTTTGGTTCAGTGCTATGACACAGCGCATAGGATTAAAGCCCAACGAAGAAGAATATATTCTCATGGGTATGGCTGCTTATGGTGATCCCAACAAACACAAGGCAGCTATATATGAAGATTTCTTCGCAGTAGTCAACGGTCCAGAAGTTAAATTCAAACGTAACTTACATCGTGGCTGTCCTGATTGGCGTTTGGATTTATTAAAAGAACAAGATACATTTGATATTGCTGCCGCAACTCAACAAGTGTATACTGAAATATTACAAGGTATTAGTCGTTGGGCAAGAGCAAACTTACCTAGCAAGAACATTGTATTAATGGGCGGCTGTGCTCTTAATTGTGTGGCCAACAGTGAGATTACAGGGGACTGGGACAAGGTATGGATCATGCCAAATCCAGGAGATGCCGGAAGTAGTGTTGGTGCAGTTGCCGCTTTCTTTGGCGAGCAAGTTAATTGGCCGGGTGCGTATCTTGGCACAAACATGGGAAAGGAATATCCAGTTGATGAAACTATTAGCGTACTTACAAAAGATAAAATTGTGGGCGTTGCCTCCGGACGTGCAGAGTTTGGTCCTAGAGCACTTGGCCACCGCAGTCTACTGGCAGACCCCCGTGGATCAGAAATCAAAGACACCGTTAACGCAATCAAACGCAGACAACAATTCAGACCATTCGCACCGGCAATCTTAGAAGAGTATGTCCACAATTATTTTGATATGCCTACAAACATAACAGCGAGCCCGTTTATGCAATTTGTTGCTAAGTGTACTCGTCCAGAAGAGTTTCCTGCTATTATACACAAAGATGGCACTAGTCGTGTACAAACTGTTAGTAAGAATGATAGTCCTGGCTTTAGAAAACTACTCGAAGATTGGCATAGCCTTACTGGCTGTCCAATGTTACTTAATACTAGCTTGAACATCAAAGGACATCCAATGGTTAATAATATTCAAGATGCTCGAGACTTCTACTTAAAGTACAACGTACCGGTAGTAACGTGAGTAAAAATATTAAATACTAGTATAATGCTAGATGTTTTTTTCCTTAGTTACAATGAGCCGTATGCAGATGAAAATTATGCCAGACTCAAAGAGCTAGTACCAAATGCTAGACGAGTTAATGGTGTAAAAGGTTTTGCCGCCGCTCATCAAGAATGTGCTCGTAGAAGCTTCACTGATAATTTTTATGTTGTCGACAGCGACGCAATAATAGTCGACAATTTTAATTTTAACTTTACTCCATCTAAATATTTAGATCTCTGGGGCCAACCTGAAAGCAACAGCATTTATATTTGGTACAGCATAAATCCAATAAATGACTTGATTTATGGCCACGGAGGTGTTAAAATATTACCTAAGCAACCTCTATTATGTGATGATAAAGATGTTATTGATTTTACAACCGGCTTTGGATTAACAACTAAAGTAATTGACAAAGTTAGTAACATAACTGCATTTAATTATGATGAGTTTAACACATTTAGAAGTGCATTTAGGGAGTGTGCTAAACTAGCAACTAATATAACAAATAAAGAAATTGTTGATATATTGCATCAAGATGAAATTTCTAAGCTAAAAAAAGAAGCAGAGCATAGATTAAATATTTGGACAACAGTTGGAAAAAATAAGAAATTTGGAAAATATTGTATTGCAGGTGCAATACAAGGAAAAAAATATGGAGAAAACTGTAAAGAAGATAAGTCTTCTTTACAGTTAATTAACGATTATGAATGGATGAGGAATGAGTTTAATAAATTCTTTTGATAGCGGATTAAATAAAAAAAATCAAATAATACAATTAAAAACACCACCTGTTGTGTTTTTAAGTTTTGATGAGCCTAATGCAGATGATAATTATAATCATTTAAAAAACAATCATCCTAATCCGGAATTAGTGTACAGGGTACACGGAGTCAAAGGCTTTGATGCGGCACACAAAGCGGCTGCAGAAACCGCAGGCACTGATAGATTTTTTACAGTAGATGCTGATTGTTTTGTAGATAGTGAAATATGGAAAAAAAGTATCGAGATTACTTCTGATATCAAATTTGCTACACTAAGTTGGAGTAGTCGTAATATCGTCAATGGCTTAGTCTATGGTAATGGCGGAATTAAATTATGGTATTCTGAACATGTTAAAAATATGAAAAGCCACGAAGCGGCAGCAAAAGGCGATAGTACTCATAATGTTGATTTTTGCTGGGATGCAGATCAGTACAAACAAATGAACAATACTTATGGCGTTGTTTATAATAATGCAACTCCTAAACAAGCATTTAGAGCGGGCTTTCGTGAAGGTGTTAAAATGGGCCTCGATCAAGGACATAAAGTATCTCCTAAGGATTTTAAACATAAAATGTACCCAGCTAACTTTGCACGTTGGTTAATTTGGATGACAGTGGGACGCGATGTAGAAAACGGAGATTGGGTTATATATGGTGCTCGGTTAGCGGCCCACATGCTATATCTGGACTACTTTGATCATACTGTAATTTCAGACTATGACTGGTTTAATAAGTTATGGGATAATCAAATATTACAATTAAAACAAGGTGAGTATATTAATGAACGCAGTCATAAATTAATGACGGATTTAAAAGCACAATTAGGATTACCATTAGTAGAACTTGATTCAAATCAAAGCATATGGTTCAAACATGTACATATTAGTCCTGGCAAGGGACTAGGATGGCCTGCATTATTAAATCAAAGCGCATTACCATTATTTGGTTTCGAGTTACCTAAATATTAAAATGTTACCTGTTTATTTTTTATATTCTGATGAAAGCAATCTCAATGATAATTGGGAACGACTGCAATCTAAAACTGACAATGCTCAAGCAGTTGCCGCAGTAGGGAATATATTTGAAAGTCATAAACACATAGCCGGTCTCTGTGAAGGCGATAGATTCTATGTAGTAGATGCTGACTCGTGGATAGTAGATAGTTTTACATTTGATAAACAAATAGAACTAACGCCAAAGAGTGTCGCGGTATTTCGCAGTAAAAATCCCATTAATGGTTTAATATATGGACACGGTGGTATTAAATTATTTAGTAAGGATTGTTTTAGTGCAGAACGCTTAGACCGACCTGATATGACTACTACACTTGCTGATAGTTATATTAAGTTAAACATACTAGCCACAGAGCATAGGTTTAATTATAATCCATACAGTACGTGGAGAACAGCATTTCGTGAAGCAGTTAAACTTAGTGCTGGTATTAATAAAAATAATAATGATCAAGAAAGTCAAGAACGGTTAACTATGTGGTGCGAAGCAGGTATAGAAACGCAGTATGGATACTTTGCTATACAAGGTGCAAGACAAGGTGTTGCATACACTAAAGAAGAAAATGCAGATTTTACTTTAGTAAATAATTTTAAATGGCTACGTGGTAAATTTACAGAATGGACGGGTTTAAATGGATGATCAACTCTCTTGGCTTTTTGGAATTGAAAAGTTTTTTAACTTTATTAATGAACCAGAAAAGAAAAACTTTATACGTCATATTATTAATATGAAATATTCTGAGCCTAAATTAAAAACATGGCCGTTAAAAGATTTGATTGCTAGCGATTATGAATTGTATTCAAACTTAAACAGAAACGAACGTTTAAATTTTTATACTAACATATGCGCTGAAGATAAACTAGTTACCAGTGAATTAATCTATATTATGACTTCTATATGGCCCAATGATGTAGTGTTGAAAAAATTGCACAATATTACATTGTTAAATAATGATATAATTGCAACGGTCTTTAGTAAAAGTCAAATCCTAAGTAAACTTTGGATGGCAGAAACATTAAATAAATTTAAATTAAATTTTGATAATGTATTGTTAATTGGCGGCTGGCTTACACATCATAGTTTATTTTTAAAAGATATTACATATTCCAATCTATACAGTATAGATCCAGACAGTAGTATTAATCCATTAGTTAAAATTATAAATTCAAATGCACAAGTTGATAACAGAACTATGGAAGAAGCGTTTGATGCAAATAACAATATTATTTTTAATAATAGTATTTTAAATCCTGATTTAATTATTAACACAAGTGCAGAGCATATGAGTAATGTTTGGTTTGAAAAGTTAAAACCAGGTACTACAGTTTTAATACAATCAAATAGTAGTCCCGAATACGACCATATAAACTATTGTGAAAATTTTGGAGTTTTTTTAAAAAAATACCCATTAAATATAGTTCATTTTAGGGGAGAAACAGCTTTTCCCAAATATAAAAGATTTATGATCTATGGTATCAAATAATGTATAAAGCTAATGAAATCGCCACAGTTCACTTAGAAGTTACAGAACGCTGTAATGCTAGTTGTCCTCAATGTGCTAGAAACATCAATGGCGGCGAAGTTAATCCACAATTACATGACGCTGAACTTAGCTTAGATGATGTTAAAACAATACTAAAACCTAAATTCATCAAACAATTAAAACGATTGTATATGTGCGGCAACTATGGTGACCCAATTAGTGCCAGAGATACATTAGAGATATTTGAATATATTCGCAGCCACAATGCTAAAATGCAATTGAGCTTTCACACAAATGCCAGTGCTAAAACTCCTGAATGGTGGAGTAAGTTGCCTGCCGCTATGGGTAAAAGTCATTATGTTGTATTCAGTGTAGACGGCTTAGAAGATACTAATCACTTGTATCGACAAGGCACGGTATGGAAAAACATTATGCGTAATGCAGAAGCCTTTATAGCCGCCGGCGGTAGAGCTCGTTGGGACTATATTGTATTTGGACATAACGAACATCAAGTTGAAGAAGCTAGAGCATTAGCAACTAGCATGGGCTTTGAAAAGTTTAATGTCAAAAAGTCCAATAGGTTCTTTAGCAATACTAGAGGTGCAGTTAAAGCAGAACATCAAGCAGGAAATCGTAAAGGCAACGAAACTACGTTGTTAAGTATGCCTAAGAATCCCGAATATCAAAATGCCGCATTAAAGCAATTAGAAAGTTTAAGTAAAGACAAAGGTGAAGTTAAAATTGATTTTATTTCAACTGTAGCAGAACTTGAAGGTAAAATAGGTAGCCAGAAATTTAATTTAGATCTTGATAAGAAAAAAGACATGGAAAAGTACTGGGACTCTGTTGAAGTTAAATGTAAAGTTGCTGAAGAAAAAAGCATTTACATTACAGCAGAAGGATATCTACAGCCATGTTGTTGGACAGCTGGGCAGATGTATGTTTGGTATTGGAAAGAACGCGGCGGCCAAATTTGGGATGCTATTGATAGTGCAGGCCTTGACAGTTTAGATCTGCGTGTACACGATTTAAATGATGTTATCAACGGCAAATTCATCCAAGAAGTTGTTCCAGGATCGTGGACTAAGCCCAGTTGTGCAGAAGGTAAGTTAGCAGTTTGTGCCAAGACATGTGGTACTAAATACGATGCCTTTAAAGAACAATTTAAATGAAAACTATTAAAATTTACAATGAGACAAATCGATTTATTATTGATTGGACATTGAATACTCTTTGCACGTATCATTGTAGCTATTGTCCGCCATCCCTCCACACAGGTACAAATGTTTTTAAAAGTAAACAAGAAGATCCTGTAATAATTAAAAAATTTCTTACCAACATACAAAAAGAAGTTATCGGAAGAAGCGTACATGTATTTGTAAATGGTGGTGAACCTACTATTAGTCCCAGTTTAGAAACAATTATTGATTTTTGTAATGAAGCTGGTTGGTGTGTATATGTTAATACAAACGGAAGTAGAAGCATAGAATGGTGGAGGGAATATGCCCCTAAAATTTATAAAGTTACAATTAGCTATCACCCAGAAAGTGCAGATGAAGAAATATTTGAAAAAATTAGATTCATTGGCACACAAACTAATATCGGCATAGTTACTTTAATGTATCCAGTTTCTCCTTACTGGGAAAAAAGTGTAGATGCATTTGAAAGACTTAAAGATATGCCTAACATAACGTTAGAACCTAGTAGGGTATTTCAAAGAAACAACAATCAAAGTGGACTATCTATTAGTTATGAATATAATACCGAACAATTAAGTTGGTTATCTGCAAATACAGGATTGAACATTCGTGGAGCAATTAAACCTGCACCTATTCATAACTATTATGGTAATACTTTTATTAAAGACGAATTTGATGTTGTTTCTAGATTTGACGAAGTAGAAGCCGTTAACAATAGAACAAATAAATTTAAAGGATGGGACTGTAATATGGGCATGGATCATATATATGTAGATGATACTGGTTCTATATATATGGCAACATGCAGAACAGCACAATTAAAACCATTTACTAGTATTTTTAATTTTAGTGGCCTGCTAACACAGTCAGTAAAATGTAAAGAAGATTGGTGCATGTGTACTGCTGATGTGTTAATACCAAAAGAACTTAATTATGAATAATACATATCTATCCGCGGCCACCAAGCTACAATTCGAACTTAGTAGCATGTGCAATGCACTATGTCTGGGCTGTGTTAGAACAGACGGTAATTCGTTCAATGAAAAGAAATATGTTATTCCTGATAAAGAATATATTAAATTTGAAACATTCAAAAAGATTTTACTAGCACCAGAATTTAAATCAGTCATCGAGTTAGAGTTTTGTGGAACAATCGACGATCCTTTAATGCATCCTGAATTTTTAGATTTCTTAGATTTTGCAAGTACTGTGGGCAAATACAATATTATAATTCATACAAATGCCAGCTTACGTAGTGTAAAATACTGGACTAAATTAGCTCAAGTGCTAAAGAAGCATGACAGACATATGGTTAAATTTAGTATTGATGGCATGGAAGATACTAATCATATATACAGACAAAATACTACATGGTCTAAGATTATAGAAAATGCAAATGCTTTTATTGGCGCAGGAGGCAATGCAGGCTGGCAATATTTAATATTCCCTTGGAATGAGCATCAGATTATGGATGCAAAAGCATTAAGTGTTAAGATGCAGTTTAAAGAGTTTATGAGCAGACATGATAGAAGCGTGGCAACTAGTCTAGGTTTACAATTAATTCAAAAAATTAAAGTAGATAATATAAAGCGCAAAGATTATAAAAGTACCATCGACTCAGTTAATGAAGCATTTAAAGATTCAGTAGATAATGAAATACAATGTAATAATCAAACAAAGAAAATGTATTTCATTGGTTTTGATAGTAAGCTATGGCCCTGCTGTTTTTTACACAATGGGTTTATGAACATGGATCGTGGCCGAGCAGAAATTTTACAACAACGATTATTTGAATCGTATGGCAGTAATGACTGGAACGACCTGACTAAATATTCTGTTGAAGAAATACTAGCACACGAATTTTACACAGACAACTTAGTTAGTAGTTGGCAATCAAAAGAACACGGTATAAATAAAATTGATCGTATTCATCGTTGCACTGAAGTATGCAATGTGAAAAAACTAGAAGTATTACCGATAGGTAACTATACTTTAATATAAGGAAATTATATGATTGATTTTACATGCTTACATGTTGGATTAACAAACCGATGTAGATTGCTTTGTTTAGAATGTACAAGAACAACACCGCATAACAAGTATATTCACAATATGTTTGATATGGATATTGAATATTTCAAAGAATTCTTGCTTGGCTGCAATCCAGAAGTTATTACGTTTTGCGGTAATTGGGGAGATCCAATATACAGTAAAGATTTTATTGGACTAGTGCGCTCAGTTAAACAAGCACATCCTACTTGTCAAATTATAACACATACCAACGGCTCAGGCAAATCTGCAGAGTGGTGGGAAAGGTTAATGGCTGAATTTAATGAACATGATTTGTTGTTCTTTAGTATAGACGGCAGTCCGGAAAACTATATGCAATATCGAGTTAATTCAGAATGGGAAGATGTTGAAACCGCTATTAAATCATGTGTCAAAGTCAATAATACAAAAGTTAAAAAAGCTAGAATTAAATGGAAACATATCGTATTTTCATTTAATGAAAATACGATCATGGATGCTTATGAAAAAAGTATTGAATTAGGAATAGGTTTTGAATTACAACATGCATTAGTTGTTGTACCGGGAGGAAATGATTGGTTAGCACCTAGTCGCCCATTTGAGGAAATAGAAAATGAATTCAACCAACAAAAAAGTAAATCCGTTTTGCGTTAAACATCCGGGTGTTTTTATTGAGTTTACTGGCTTAGTTGCACCTTGTTGCTGGTTAGTAAGTACAAAGAGACGCCACAATGCCTTAGAAAAGTTTTTAGGGGAGGACTATAAAAGAATTTTTATTACTAATGCTAAAGAAGATATTATCAAAGCATACGATAAATTAAAAGACTCTTTTGATACAGACGAACCATTTTCGACTTGTCTAGATACCTGTGGCACCGACTCTCCGAAACATCCTTTTGTCCGTAAAGTACAGCAACAAGGAAAAGATTAATAATTTCTTAATCAACAGGTCTATCCGGCTTTGTTGATTAAATACTAGTATGACAACTCCAAGTAAAACATTTTGTATCCTTCCGTGGGTACATTTAAGCACACGACCCAACGGACATATGCGAGTCTGCTGTACCGCCAATGCAAGTTCAGTAGGCCCAACAAACGACAAAATTCATGGCGGCGAAGTCGGTATTCTCAAAAATGCCGATGGTAAACCCGCAAATTTAAATCACACAGACTTTCTAAGTAGTTGGAATAATGACTACATGAAGAATACAAGACTTAAAATGCTAGCAGGTGAAGAACCAGATAGCTGTACTAAGTGTTACAAGGAAGAACGTGAAGGACATAAATCTAAACGTGAATGGGAAACAAAATACTGGAGCCAACGTGTCGATCTAGACAAACTATTAGAAGACACCCAAGAAGACGGTAGCGTCCCCCCGCATATTGCTTATATTGACATGAGGTTTGGTACTAAATGTAACCTGGCATGTGTGATGTGTAGTCCGCATGATAGTAGTTTATGGGTTCCTGAATGGCAAAAGATGTATCCTAACGTTACTAATCCTGTACTTAAAGATAGTATGCAATGGGGTAACAAAGGACAAGAGAACGGTGCCAGTTATAATTGGCATAAGAGCAATCCTCAATTCTGGGAACAGTTATGGGAACAGATTCCTAATATGAAACAGCTTTACTTTGCTGGAGGCGAGCCTTTAATCATTGAAGAGCATTATGCTATTCTAGAAGAATGTATTAAGCGTGGCTATGCCAAGGACATGGAAATACGTTATAACAGCAATGGTGTCGAGTGGCGTGAAGATTTATTTGAATTATGGAGTCATTTTAAACTAGTTCGTTATCACTATAGTGTTGATGCTATAGAAGAACGTAATGATTATATTCGTTATCCAAGTAAGTGGGAAAGAAACTTAGAAGCATTTAGACAGTTAGATAACGAGACAGGAAAAAATGTAGAGATATCAATTGCCTGTGCCGTGCAAGCACTGAACATTTATTATATCCCAGAGTTTTTAAAGTGGAAGCTAGAACATGGCTTTAAGAAGATTAACATGTGGCCATTTGGTGCTGGCGGCATTAACTATCACTTTGTTTATCATCCACCACATTTAAATGTTAAGATATTGCCAGCATGGTTTAAAGATGAGATTGAACGCAAGTACGAAGAGTTTATTCCGTGGTGGAAAGCTAATTGGCAAAAAGGCGTGCCAGCATGGCATCAAGGTAAAGTAACTGAAGAACAATGGTTAAATGCAGATTACGGTATAGATCGTCTTCGCGGTATGGTTAAATTTGCTAAGAGTGAAGACTGGAGTGTGCGTTTGCCAGAAATGAAAGAATACTTAGAGCTATTAGATAAACAGCGAGGTACTAATTTTTATACTACCTTCCCAGAGATGAAAGATATTTTTAAAGATGTTTGAAGGTAAGACACTACTAGGAGTTGGGTGTAGTCATACATTTGCTCCGCTAGGTGAGGATATTAATCCATTAAGTTGTCATGAACGCAGTTGGGTCAAAAAATTAGAGAATATAGGAAATTTTAAAAACAGTATCAATCTATCATTAGAAGGAGCAAGCAATCAACGCTCTGAACGTGTATTGATGGAATACTTAGAAACACACGAAGTTTCAAATTTAGTTATTGCATTCGGCTTAACCGATTTATCTAGATTTGAAATTCCATTACCAGATCAAACATTCACTCATTTCTATACAATGAAACCGTTTGGTCCCTGGAGTGTTAATAAAGAATTTACAAGTGATCCTAAAGAAATAACCTTTATGGAAATTTTATATGGAAAATTTCATAGTACACAATACGAAACAGTTATGATTAATAGAACACTATTATTCTTAAATACATTTTTAAACAAATTTAATATAGAACATTATTTTATAGAATTACATTGCCATGGTGGTAGCATTGTCGATAATCCATTTGGAATTAAATTACCATTACTAAATTTTAAAAACAAATACGGTGATGCAACTAATGCAATCCGTTATATTATGGAACAAGGGTATGTTCCAGATTATACTGGACATTTCGATCATGATGCACATCAATTCTTAGCAGAATTATTTTATAATCGCATAAAGGAAATGAAAAATGTTTGAAGGAAAGACATTGGTTGCTGTAGGTTGTAGTCATGTATTTGGAACTCTTGGAGAAGATAATGACCCAATAACATGTCACGAACGAAGTTGGGTTAAAAAATTAGAAAGATTGGGTAACTTTAGAGATAGTATCAATTTAGGAGCTCCTGGCGGCAGCAATGATAGATCAGAAAGGGTACTTTTTGAACATTTAAAAAATAATAATACTGCGGATTTAGTAGTTATAATCTCATTAACTGAATTGTCACGTAAAGAATTGATATATTGTTATGATGATTATGTAAAATATATTTCACTAGGAAGCTGGATGATCAATATTAACACTCTTGATAATTTAATTGCCGAAGATGAATTTACAACAATAGATCGTAAAAAAAATGCAGATCAATTTAATAAAAGAGAACGACATTTTTTTGAAATATATTATTCGACATTTCATCATAGAACCAATGACGTCGAGGAAATTAATCGAAAAGTAGTAATGATGCATACATTATTAGAATCATTAAATATAGAACATTATTTCTTTGAAATGTTAGCCGAACCTGAAACAATAGAGCCAATACAATTAGGCCATACTATTCCAATGATAAAATTTAAAGATGATTTAAATTATGACATTAATGCAAATAATTTTCTAGTGGAATCTGGTATATCTCCAGCTAGCTGTCGACATTGGGATCACGACGGCAATGAGTTTTTGGCAGATTACATATTAAAATATATAAAGGAACATTATCATGGTTAATTTAGAATACGTACCAGGAGATAATATAGTAAAAGAATTTATTCCTGTAGATCCAATAGAACATCCAAAATGGATGAGTACTTGGAGTGATAGTAGCTATGCTGTAGATAATGTATTTGACGAAGAAGAATTAGTTTGGTTAGAAGATTTAATGCATCGTGAACATCGAACACGCAGAGTTAAGCATAACGGAACGTTGCACTTTAACGTAGATAATAAACGTATACAGGATAAATTCTTTGGCAAACTAAAAGAAGTAATTCCAGAATTGACCAATGAAACAATATGGGAAGGCAACTTCTTAATCACAGCAACACCTTATAATTTGCATATTGACACAGGAAATCCAAATACATTAAAGGACAGTAACAGCGTTCCGGGCAAACAGTTTATTATCCCGCTATGGGTTTGTCATACTAATAAAGAAGAAGAAAATCCTATGGCAGGGACTGCTATCTTTAAGAATAGATTTATGATGTACGGAACAAACTTTGCTAAAAATAGTCCACAGTATGAAACAAATGTATTTTATACTATCAGTGATTATCGAGGAATGCCTTGTTATCATCGAGACGGCACAGTATGGGATGTAGATTGGAATAAGCGCACAATCAGCGATGAAGATTATAAAAACTACTTTAGTCATTTCAAGCGCGAATGGTTAGATGGATTTGAATTAGAAGGGGTGTATAACTGGAAGCGTGGCGGCATAGTTGTTTTTGATAGATGCCAAGCACACAGCGGAACAAACTTTCCAAGGAATGGTGTGACTATGAAATGTGGTTTAAGTATGATGACCACTATTGCAAAATGATAGCTAAAGAAGATATTAGATTAATACACGTTGAAGCAAGCAGTCGTTGTAACAGCCAATGTCCTATGTGTAGTAGATACACTGGTGATGGATTTGTGCAACCAGATTTGGAAGAAGGAGACTTAACTCCTGAAGTTTTTTATAAGTTGTTTACTAAAGAATTTACCAGACAACTCGACCATGTATACTTTAGTGGAGTATACGGTGACCCTTGCTTAAATAAATCATTGCCGGAGTTTGTCAACTACTTAATAGACAACGGATGTAAAAGTGTTAGTGTTGATACTAATGGCGGCTATCGTGGCGAAGAATGGTGGGCTAGTCTTGCTCGTCCTAATGTAATGATTAACTTTGCCTTAGATGGAACTGACAACGAAGCACTAGGGAAATATAGAATTGGTGTCAAATATGATAAAGTATATGTCAACTTAAAAGCCTATGTTGCCGCTGGCGGCCAAGCACAATGGAATTTCATAGCATTTAAACATAATGAACATCAAGTTAATGAAGCAAAGCAATTAGCAGAAGAACTGGGCATTAAGTTTAGATTAAAAGTAACTCAAAAGTTTCGTGGCAAAAAAGACTTTAAAGTTATGATAGAAGGCAAACAAGTTTTTACCTTAGAGCCTCCCAATCAAGAACAATTTAGACATACTAATGTAGGCAAGGAAGAACATATACCAATCACGCTGTTCAAATTTGATATTAAAAATTATTCTAAATTAAATGGAAATAAAATTACTTGTAAGAGCTTAGAACGTAAAGATATATATTTGTCGTCAAACGGGCTATTAATGCCTTGTTGTTATTTGGGCACACATACACACGATAGTCCTGGCAGTTGGAATCTTAATGAGAATTACAATTTAAAAGACTTTGATTTGAATTTACATTCGGTTGACGACGTGCTAAAAATGCAGTATAATATAAGTTCAAAATGGAATGACACAATAGAAAACGGCAATTTAATTACATGTTTACACACATGCGGAAGTCAAGAGAACACAACTCTTTATGTTAACGATAAGCTGAATAAAGAAAACATATTAAAGCAATGAACAAAGACAGCAAAACATTCTGTATAATGCCTTTTATACATCAGAACATTAAGCACGAAGGTAAAGTAGGTGCTTGCTGGCGTTATCCGGATCGTATTGGAGATTACCGCAGTCAAACATTAAGTGAAATATGGAATAGTAAAGAAACAAAAGAACTTCGTAGAGCTGTATTAAATGAAGAGCGTCCTACTGGCTGTCGCAGTTGTTGGGACTTTGAGGATAGCGGAGTTGCTAGTACACGACAAACATGTAATGAAACATACAAAGATAGTTACAATATGGACTTTGATGAAATACTGTCTAATGTTGCAGAAGACTATTCAATGCCTTATCAGCCAAGAAGTATAGAGATTCGCTTTGATAATACTTGTAATCTGCGTTGTAGACATTGTAGCCCTACTTATAGTAGTCAATGGGAAGTACTAGCATTTAAAGATCCTGAAGTTAAAACATTCTTTACCAAGCACGGCGCAGGCAGACTAGAAAAGAAACACATTAGTTTACCCGAGCGGAGTTTTGAAGAGTTTAAAAATGCTATTCCTTATTTGCGTGAAGTATTGATTGCCGGTGGAGAACCATTACAACAAAAGCGTCATTGGGAAATGATTGATGCCATGGCAGATCATGCACAGAACATAACATTAAGTTATAACAGTAACTTGGTAGCATTAGGTCTAGGGTACTATAATGTCTTGGATCACTGGCCCAAGTTTAAAAAGATTATACTTCGTGTAAGTATTGACGGAGATGATACTACATTTAGTTATTTTAGAACTAACGGCGACATATATAAGATTGTAGATAATGTACAAAAATTACATGCACTTACTAACATAGAAATGAGTTTGACTACTACTGTTAGCATTTATAATATTACTAGATTAGTTGACATTGTTAAATTTGTCAATGCCGCAGGCGGATTGTTTCATACAAGTATGGTTCAATATCCTAAGCCTATTAATCCTAAAGTATTGCCAGCTGCCATCAAAGCAAAGGTCACAGAAGACTGGAATAATTTTAAACTAACATTAGATGATCCTGCATTGTGGACACACGCACAATGGAGCAATGAAAAACGTAAACAACAACAAAAGAAACGTATTGTTCGTTATGGTGATCATGCAATTAACTATATGAATGCCGAAGACTATTCATCAGCACTCGGCGAAACCGCCGAGTATATTAACTTTATGGACAAACAAAACGATACTAGTTTTGCTGAGGTATATCCTGAGTTAGCAAGTATTCTTTAACTTTGTTAATCAACTCTGGTATAATAGCATCCCCGGAATTCTTTCGTACCTTATCCATAGATTCGATGTAGTTAATAAAGTCTTGTGCAGAATCTTTATTGCCTTTTGCTTTGTTGATAAGTTGTTCTAGCTTTAATAAACTAGCACCAATACATTCTGGAATACCCCCCAAGTCTGCATATTTTACAACAAACTCTTCACGATATTTTTCTATCCATTTAGATACATCGGCATAATATTCTTTTGGTAAAATATTTAAATTAATATAACTAGGATCATGAGCAGGCTGTAATTTGAAGAAGCCGTCGTATTCTGTGGCCAATAATTTACTTCGATGAACAACAATTTTATTGCCAGAATCTTTATACTTGTCCATCCACCATGTCATTAATTTTGGTACTTCTAATATATTAAGAGCACTTAGTGTAGAAGACATTATGATACTGATGTTATCGTATTGTTTACCAAAATCCAACCAATGATCTATGGCATTGCTAACTGTTTGCTTTGAAGTACCTTCCCATACGCTACCATACCGAATATAGTCATTGGCTTGTCCATATGCGTCTATACTTAAATTTAATTGTACTGCTTCAAATTTAGTTAAATTTTCTAATAACTTTGGACTTGGAATGTAACTACAATTAGTATATATTTCTAAACTGATTTGTGCAGGATTTCCATTTTCACAAATTAAGTCTATAAATTTAATAAATTCAGGATTAATCATTGGCTCACCACCAGTGAATTTAATAATGCGTAAACTGTTAAGTGTTTCTTCATTGGGAATAAATTTTAAGTTATCCAATTTAGGAAACACGTCTCGTTTAAGTCTTGAACCAACAATTTTATTTAATTCTAATTCGTCATTGTTCCAGGTTGTGCTAAGTGTACTATTACAAGATAAACAAGCAAGGTTGCAGTAATTACCAAAGCCCACTTCTAAGAATTTTATTTCTGGCTTTTCGTGTGCAGGCCTTTTATGTAAATACCCTTCGTTGTACAAAATAGCAGTACCCAGTCGCATTGATGTAGCAACTTCTCCCGCACCGCTTTCTTCTTTATAGCATTTGTGACAACCAGAAATAGCTTGATTATTATCAGTATACTTTCTTGCAGTATCCCAATAATTACTGAAGAAACTTTCTTCCATAGTACTTTTTTGTATTACTAAGTCTAAACGTTCTGGAACAAGTTCGGATAAATTACCCAATGTTCTATTTACATCATTTTGTTTGTGTTCGTGAACAGTATCATATCTGCAACATAGTTTACTTTGGCCAGTAGGCTTGTATTGTATGTGCATCCAAGGTAATACACAAAAACTAGGATTGCGTTTGGCATATAGTTTACCTGCATAATCTTCTTCATTTGAATTATTGGTTGCAATTTGCACAACGCTGGGATAATTTTTAATATTCTTAATCCATAAATTATGAAGAATGTTGTCTATTGAATCTTGATATTTTTTTGCATCATAGTCAGATGGATTAATATCAATTTTAACAAATTGACTTAGTTTTTTCCTGAGCAATGGAAGTTTGTCTATATAATCAATAAACTTTTCATTCTCTTCAATCAAGTCTATATGTAAGAATGTAAACTTATGCTTTTTAAAGATGTTCCACGATTCGGTAAAGTTATCATAATCATATCTTATAGTTTTATCTAATGGAGAACTTTTCATATAACGTAAAACAAAAGGAGCAAGTTGTAGTCCAAACTTTATTTTTCCTTGTTCAATATAATTTAATAAGTCAGAGTAATCGTATTCTTTGTTAGTTTCTACCTTGCCATCCCATGCTAACAAATATTTGAACATTTCTAGGTGTGCAGGATTCTTGTCGTATATAACAAAATGTAATTGTTCGTTTGCTCTTTTTTCTTTGCGTTGCCCAATACTACGTACTAGCATATTAAAAATGCTGTCAGCAGGCCCCACAAATCTAGTAAACGTATTATTTAAAATACCTTTGCCGTAAGTAGCTTCGTGTTCTTTTATAATTGAAAAGGGTTTCATTGAATATCTTGTTTTAAAAATGTTATAAATTCATCAAATTCTTGAAGTAATTGCAAATCAGTAGCAGGATCCTTATAGTCAACTATGCCAATACAGTTATTGCGCTTTAAATGTTCAGCAACAGATGATAATTGATTTCGCAATGTCTTGTATCCATAACCAATGATATTTTCTCTCCAGCCAGCAATGTCGCTTAACCACAAATACACATTACTATTTTTAACATGTTTGGTGACTAGCCAAGGTTCTGAAAGAATATCGCTGTGTATGAATTTATGATTTAACTGTTTGAATTCTAACCAGTTATCTTTTAAATGCTCTTCATTGTCAAAATTCTTTAAAATATCCAAATAAGCATCATCAAATGTATCCATTGATCCCATTTGAAAGCAATTTGGATGATTATATTTTTTTTGATAGTATTCTTTTATATTGGTTAATAATATAGTAAAATGATCTCTGGTGCCATCCCATCCTTTCACAATATGTTGTCTGATATCTACGCATCCTTTAAGAATATCAAAATGTATTACTTGTTTAATATTTACACCTTTTGGTTTTTTAGATGCAATAACTAGATCTTTAAATCCACTGCAAGGGACTATCATTGTATCTACACCGTACATATGCTTTTCGAATATATCTACAAATCGTTCTACAATATGTTCTTCTGTATTGCGAATAAAACAACCCCATTTATTGCCATTGATACGAATAGGATTTTTACTTGGTAATACAGTTTGTAATACTTTTACGTATTGATCAGTTAACTTTGGCATAGTATATAAGCTACGCCAAAAATTATTAAACATTGTTGGATTATTCTCTGGATACAAATAAGTTTGATTTTGTCTTATGTCTGTACTCAGATTGTAAATAGGTAAATTATTTTTTATTGAAACGTCGATAATATTCCAGCCTTTTTTGACTGGCGTTTCTGTAACCTCCGTCCCTGTAGTAAGCATCAATGGAGTATAGTTATCGTGTATATTATCGTCGCTTCTTTTTGGAATTATATGTTGTACGGCGACTAAGCTAGATTGTCCCCAAGCAGGCCGTCCAAGTTCTCTCCACTTCTTTAAATTAACAATAGCTGTTATAGGAAATAGATAAAAACTTCCTTTCCATTTATCTGCATCAGCATCTTCGAACATTTTTCGGTTTTCGTATTGATCCATTATTTGTCCGCTGACTAACCATTCTCCGTTGGTCTTTTCGTTTAAGTCTATTACATGTTTAATACACGGCTCGTGATAGTAATATATATTTGGGATCGTACCTTCCCATGTTAAAATTACATAGTCGTAGTTATTTGGATTATCGGCAGTTTCTTGAATTGCAATGTCTTCATTATCTGATATATTTCCCAGTGACGGCAATTTAACAATATCTATAGATATATTTCGTTTATGAAATATTTTTAAACTTTGTCTAATATCTTCATCTAAGCCTATGTCTTTTTTGTCGTATATAAGCGCATTTGAAATGCGTGTATTATTCATATATTTTCTTCCAATTATTGTAATTATGATATAATCGATTGGACCAACTATCTCCTGCATGGCCGTGTGCAATGATATGATATCTATCCTCGTTGCTATGATTATACACTTGGTGTACATTATATAAGTTCAGTTTAATTGCTCGCCCTGCCTCCCACGGCAAATAACCAATGTTATCCATATAGAAGTGACAATCTGCAGGATGATTGATGGCAATATTAACTGGTCCTATATGATTTTCGTCTTGAGTCATGCTATCTTTATGCGGTACGATCCATCCGCCAGGAGCCAATTTCATAATGCGTATTCTAAAGTATTTTTTATAATCAAATTGATCCTTAAAGAATGCTCTAATCGTGGGACACCAATCAGCTACATCGGTCCAGCGCCAAGGAGCATCTGCATCTGTAAATCCATATGTGTGACTGCTTTCTGTATGAACACTACTAAGACCGTGTATACATAAACTACTCCAGCCTGCATGTAACTCGTGACTTCTATGCTGTACATAATGCTTTTGTAAGCGTTTTGCTTCAAACAACATTTGATTCCAATCAGCAGTATCCTTCCAATCGTCTATTGGTAAAAATGGAATGTCACTAGACATATTAACTTCTCTACCATTTGTTAAATTCTGTGGATATTTTATGTTAGCAGGATGGTTGTTCCTATTAGCAAATGATTTTGGGTCCTCGTTACTTACACCATATTCGTTTACTAAATCGTCTGCCATGCTATTCTCCGGTTATTATCTATAAATATTTATCTGCGTATATAATAATTTAAGGAGAGAAAATGTCAACAGTGAATGAATTAATTAAATCTAGATTTACTACTAGGTTAATGACCGACGAAATCAACGAAGACGATGTTCAAACTATTTTGGATAGTGCCCGTCGTGCACCAAGTAAAAACAAAATATATGGATACAAAGTGTTTGCGTTGACAGACTCTGCAGCCGGTAAAAGATTAAAGTCAGAACTATGTGATAATATTACATCGTGTAATGACGAACTTGGTAAAGAAATATATCTGCTACAAACTAAAGCCCCGTTGGTATTACTTTATATAACAAACCCTGCTCCAGAGCATCAAATGGTTGATCTTGTAGAAAGTAAAGGAACAGAAGTATATGACAGAGTATACAGCGAAGTTAAAAGTCCTGTATCTAAATATGTTATGGTCAAAGGTGCTGTACGTGACGCAATGATTAGCGCCACATACGCACAGTTAACTGCTGAGGATCTTGGTTATGGCACGGCATTTGTTGCCTGCGGTATGGAAGATGTATTATCCAATAAACAATTTGTTCGGTTACTTGCAAAAGAATTTGGAGATGATTTTTCTCAACAACCAGTTGAAGCGGTAGTAGCTATATGTATTGGACCAAAAGATAAAAAAATTGTTGATATATATGCAGGTAAAAATGTATCAGTAAAAGAAGAATATTTAGACGGGGAAACGCATTTTAAACGTGGCGGACGCGAAGAAAGTTTTACTATCAATCAAAAGCAAGAAACTATGATAGTTAGTATATGAGCAACGAAACTTACTGTTCTAAAAGTTGGACAGATATTAATATTAATTTTGAATTAAGATCAGTAAGCCATTGTTGCAAGGCTGCTTCACATCAGTTTCCCGACAAACTAACTGAAGATTTTATTAGTAAAAATGAGTACATAACAGATAGAAGAATTGCAAGTTTAAAAAATGTTAAACATATTGATTGTAATAACTGTTGGAATGATTATAATAAAGGTAATAGCGCCTTTAAAGAATGGGCCAATAAATGGGATAATAACTTTATTGAAGATAAAAGAAATAGCTTAGAGGGTGATAGCTATATTAGTTATATAGAAATTAGACCTGATAGAATATGTGATATGTCTTGCATATATTGTTGGTCTGGTAGTAGCAGTAAGATAGCGCAAGAAGAAGGCATTGAAATAGTAGATAATACTAATGAGGATGATTATACAGTTTTTAAGCAGTGGATTAAAAATCATATCGATAAAGAACTGTATGCTAATAAGATAATTTTTATATTTTTAGGTGGAGAGCCTACTGCCAGTAATCGTTTTTATGAGTTAGTAGATTTTATTGATGAGTGCTCAAAGAATAGCAGTAAAAATATTAGATTAGAAATATGTACTAATGCCAATAGTAAACGATTCTTGATGGATAAAATTGTTGCTAAAATGGACACAAGTAATTTGTCATGGGGAATTGGCATTAGCAATGAAAGTTTTGGAGAGGATGCTGAACTTATAAGACACGGTTTAGATTGGACTTGTTTTCAAGAAAACTTTGTTAGATACATAACACATCCTAAGACAGAATTAATAGTACTAAGTCCTACTGTTAATATTTTTAACTTAAAAAGTTTTTCACAATATATTTCTTGGATATATGAACAATTCAAAACTCACGCACCAAATAAAAAATTTACGTGGTACGGAAATTTTATAAGTGTACCCACTGAATTGGATATTGCAAATCTTCCGATATATTATCTTAAATACATGGAACAGGCTAAAAAAGTTGTGTTGGATAATATTGCCAATTCTAATCATGTAGACCCCGAAAACTTTATCACGTTTCTTGATAATATGATATTTAGAATTGGTACAGCATACAATGATAACTATAAACAACTGGCACAGGAATTTTTAGAGCGCAAACAAGCTGTTAAGAAAACAGATAAATTAATTAAACTAATGAATAATTTGGACCTATGATAGACCTTGACACAATGCCCTTAAGAGTGTTACAATTAGAAGCCGCTAGAATTATTAGTAGCATGGAAGCAACCAATGATAACATATATAAGTTTAATAAAGAAAGTAGGCATGATAGCACAGGATGGTACAAGGCTGCTATTACTTGGTATATTAAAGAGTATGGCGGCCTGCCCAGCGAAGCAGGACCAGGCAAAGAAGTAAAATTTATCTACGAAAAAAATGAGTGATTTAAAAACCAGTGAATATGACTTTACTAAGATTCCATTTAACGACTTAGTTAGAGTTGGTCAAAGAACAATGCTATACCGCGATATGTTTACCGTATCGTGGCTATTAGGACGATACTGCAACTATCGTTGTAGTTATTGCTGGCCGTATGCTCGCAGTGACACAAAGGACCATCGCCCTACACCTTTAATGTTACATACTGTAGATGAGATAAAACGTCAAGCTAGAGAAAATGGATTTAATAGTTTCCACTTTAGTCTAAGTGGAGGAGAACCCACATTCCATCCAGCTTACATTGACATCCTTAATCATTTAAATAATGATGCGGCTAACACAAACTATACCAGTGTGCATATGACCAGTAACATGAGTCGTCCTATGAAATGGTTTGAAGAACAATATGTGCCAGCAGTTAAAAATTTTCATCGTGCTAGTATTACAGCAAGTTGCCATCGTGAACATGTTGACACAGATAAGAAAGTAGAAGAGTTTGCTGACAAACTAGTCTTATGCCAAGAATATGACACACAAATAACTATTAATATGGTTATGGTGCCAGAACAGTTTAATGAGATTTATGATCTAAGTTTATACTTTCACAATAGAGGTATCAACGTAACACTCAAGCCACAAAGCGATCCTACTGCAAGCCGTGTGGTAGATGGTTATACACCTGAGATGTTGGCTAAGTTACACAATGGTATGCCACAACGTGCTTACACAGAAGAAAAAGCATTAAAGTCTGGATTAGTGAAACGTCCGAAACCTACGTTCATGATTGACAAGGCAGATACTCAGCGTAAGAAACAAGTCGATGTTGATCCACACTATCAAATTGAGTTTGTTGATAAAGAAGGCAAGCCTTGGTTTATGGATCAAGCAGAACGTTTTAATGCTTTTAACTTTAATAACTTTAATAAATGGGAGTGTAGTAGTGGATTTCGCAGTATTATTATTCGCGAACCAGACGGCACAGTAAAACGTAGTTATAGTTGTAGCGAAGTTCCTTTAGGACATATTGAAACTGGATTTAAGTTATATGACAAGCCAATGCCTTGTGGCGGGACAAGTTGTGTAAGTAGTGCAGATAGTAAGATTCCAAAACGTGCTCCTGGCACTAAGTTACCTTTGTTTCCAGGAGATAAGAGTTATGAGTAATGTTTTTTGTATTCTCCCATGGATACATCTTCAAACTAAACCAGCAGGAGAAATAAAACCTTGCTGCCGTTTTGATATTAAACATCCTGACTATAAAGTTAAAGGTAACGAATTTAAATTTGACAAGTTCAATGTTGATAATATTTCTTTTACTGGGGCATTAAACTCGCCCGAGTGGGAAGAAATTAGACAAACTATTATTGCTGGCAAACCAGTTCCAGGCTGTAGAAAATGTTATCAAGAAGAAACTAGTACACTACCAGAAGTTAAAAATGCTCGTCGAAAAAATAAAAGTATGCGAGAAAAAGCAAATTTGATGTGGAATGAAAACAACCAAGAGCAACTTGCTGATCCTAATCAAAAAAATAAAATTAGATATATTGAACTAGCGTTTGGTAATCACTGTAATTTAAAATGCAGGACTTGTAATGGTAGTTTAAGTACTACATGGTACGATGACGACAATAAACTTGCGTCGTATTATTCGGATAGAAAATTTCATAAAACAGTTATTAACGTTGATAATAACTGGGACATCGAAGACTTTAGGGATGTTGAAGAAATTAAATTTACAGGAGGCGAACCAATGTTGCATCCTAATTTTATTGAAGCAATCGATATGATTATATCTACAGGACGACAGGATCAAATCATACTAGACATCTTTTCTAATGCAAGCTGGGTACCAAAAGAAAAAGTATTAAGCCGTCTTAAACAATTTAAAAAAGTTATTGTTAATCTAAGCGTCGATGGCGTGGGCCCAGTCAATGATTATATCCGATTTCCTAGTGAATGGAACATTGTAGAAGCATCAGTAAGAGAATGGTTAATAACAGAAAAAGATGATCCAGAACGTATATACATTAAATGGGCTCCTGTATTAAGTATTTTTAATGTATGGACATTTCATAAAATGTTAGAGTGGTGGTTTGCTTTACAAAAAGAAATATCTAATAAAGAATGGTGGGATGTACTAGTTAGATATTACGGCTCAGATTTTACTACTATGATTATTAATATTTTATATGATCCAAAATATCTAAGCCCAACACTATATCCTGCAAAAAAGTTACTAGTGCATAAGTTAGTAACGCACAGAGATACTTTATTGGAACAAATGAATAACAGTGATGTTGACCATGACAAAAAATGGCTAGCCGAACTAGGATTGTATAGGATTTATACTAACGTAGTAAATGCATTACATGCCAAAGAAGAAGTCGATAAGGAACAATTAAAACTTTTTGTTGAATATACAGCAGACTTGGATAAAATAAGAGGACAAGACTTAAGAAGAAACTTGCCTGATTTATGGAAACGAATAGTAGATACAATAGAATACAAGGGAAGAATAAATGACTAATACATTTTGTCCTATACCATGGAACTTCCAAGCTGTTCGAAATAATGGCGACATTCGTATATGCTGTCAAGCCAATGTAACTGAGAATCAAGGTGTAGTTAGACACGAAGATGGCACTCCATATAATGCTGGCAGAGACAATATGGAAACTGCTCGTAATGCTACACTAATGAAAGAAGTTCGCAAGAATATGCTAGTGGGAGAATGGAGTCAAGAATGTGGCCGATGCCAACAAGAAGAGGCCAGTGGACTTAACAGTCGCAGACAATACGAATTAGAAAACTGGAAGTTTAGTATAGATGATGCTCGCTATATAACAGAAGAAGATGGCTCGGTTAAAAATAGAAACTTAGAATACTACGACTTGCGTTTTGGTAATTTATGTAATCTTGCTTGCCGTATGTGCGGCCCTACTGATAGTCACACTTGGTATGAACAATGGACTGAATATCATGGCAGTGATGAATACAAAGATACGCACGGTACAGTTAAATTAGAGCGCAATGATAGTGGCAGACTATCTACTACTGACTATGACTGGCACAACAGTGAATCATTTTGGACACAGATAGAAGCTAACATTCCAAACATCAAGCATGTTTATATGGCCGGCGGAGAACCAATGATGATTGAACGTCATTATGAGTTTTTGCAAAAATGCATTGATGCTGGTCAAAGTAAGAAGATGATCATTGAGTATAACACTAACATGAGTAACCTGCCACAGCGTGTATTAGATATGTGGACACAGTTTAAACAAGTGCGTGTTGGTGCCAGTATGGACGGCATGGGCGAAACAGTTGAATATCAGCGTTGGCCTTTAAAGTGGACACAGGCATACAAGAACTTGCAGAAATTAGACGAATATGCAGAAAAGAATCCAAACATTATGGCCTGGATGGCCTGTACAGTAACAGCATACAATATTTGGCACGTTCCTCGTTTTATGAAATGGAAGCTAGACAGCAGTGGCTTTACTAAGATCAATAGCACAAAGAAGCGTCCTATTATTACACATCATGTAGCACACGGACCAAAACGTGTTAACGTTCGTGTTTTACCTGCAGACATGAAACAAGAAATTGTCGACTACTATGCTAAATGTATTGCTGAGTTTAAAGCAGAGTATCCAGAAGACATTGCAAAGAACGCAGAAAACATACTAAACAGTATTACAAAATACATGTTAGGTGCTGACTACAGTGATAAACTTCCCGAGTTCGTCAAGTTTACAAAGTATTTGGATCAAGCACGTGGACATAGCATATTAAATATTGCACCAGAATACACAAGGTTATTTAAATGAAAATAGGGATTTTTGGAGATAGTTTTTCAGGAAGCAATGGTCCAACTAGTTGGACAACATTATTGCACAACGAATTTGGAAATGCCATTAATCACTCAGAACCAGGCACAAGTTTGTTCCACGCATATCAACATTTTATAAAAAACTATCAAGATTACGATACTGTTATTTTTACAATTACTGCGCCTGGAAGACTTTATACCGATGTTCCTGTAGATATGTGCATTTGCAATTTGTTTGTAGTTGAACATCAATTAAGCATGCCAAACATCGAAACAAAGATGTATTATAAACATATTAAGGCAGCAGAACAATATTATAAGTACCTTCAAACTGACGAGTTTGATATATTTGTTCACGATGCTATAATTGAAAAAATTATAAACGTATGTGCAGAACATAATATTAAATTAATTATGCTACCGTGTATGGTTGAGAGTAGAACTAGAAATTCTAATCCGTATATTAATTGTGCTGACGAATTTAATTTAGGCATGGTAAACGAGTTAGAAAGAGAATTTTACAATATTCCGCACAAAGGTATGCATTTTGAACGAGAAGATAGATTACAAAATCATTTATCAGACGAAAATAATTTTGTATTATTTGATTTGATTAAAAAAATAATGCAAGGTAACAACATTGAAATTGATATTTCTGTTTTTGATCATTGTCCAAAAACAGACGTTAACGTATATTACGATATGGAAGAAATAAATAAATTATGAAAATATTAATATCAGGTAATCCAGCGTATGGATTAGCAGAAGCTCTTAACACAGAGCTAACAGGACATGACCTTACTTTTGTAAGTAGAACAACTCATAAGTTAGATCTAACTAAAGCAGAACACCAACAAGTATTTGCTGATATGAGTATTGATTACGATATAGTCATTATTAATAGTGCATTGTGGAAGTTCAATCAAACATTGTTACTTGAAGCAGTATACAAAAAACTTAAAACAGAAAACAAACAAACTTTAATAATTTGTGTTGGTAGTACAACTGATAGGGTTATGAAAGCAACAGATTGGTTATATAATGCTGAAAAGAAAGCATTACGTGATTATGCTAACAGTTTGGGTATGACTGGTGTGTGGGCAACTAATCCCAAAGTTACATTGATTAGCTTTGGTACTTTATCTAATAATCAAACCAAGCATCCTGACAGGAAAACAATGCCAACAAAACAGGCTGCTGATTATATCAAATGGATAATCTCGCAGCCTGCAGGAGTTCACATTAATGAACTTAGTGTAGATCCTTTACAGACCTAATTTATCTTTAAACTCTTTAAGTTCACGAACACCAAGTCCTGCGTCTGCGCCCAGTGCTTTTTCGTCATTGCCGTATTGCTCGACTAACGAAGCCCATTTAGCATGACTAATTAAATTCTTAACTAGCTCGTACTCTCCAGCACTTAGCTTCACTGAGTTAACAGCGTAGTCTTCAAATGCAGTACATGCCTCTGGAAATAATGGCTTAACTAAGTCATACATAGCGCCTGCAAACTCTCGGATCTCCCATTGAGCGTGTGGATCCATGCGTAAGCGAGCCATGTGCAGAAAGTTCTTTAAGTTGGCTTTCCAATACAATTCTGTATATCCGCCTACTGGAAGCACACTCCTAGCAAGCTCACGTGCCAGTCCAGAATCTTCCTTGCCCAGCAAACTTGCATATTCTTTGTATGCATTATGAAAGCTACGTTGGAAAGCATGTTGTACGCTACGCTTCTCATCAAAGCCCCAGGCACTTTCTTCTCTGCCTTGCTTGTTAGTTGTGCTTTGCTTTTGTATTTGTTCAAACTCTGGAATGTAGAACTCATCTGTAAGCACACTATAGCGAGCACTATATTCATTCATGCTGGCTGTACGATGCCGTACAAGTTGTCGCATAACAAAGATAGGAAGTTTAATGTGGAACTTTACTTCGCACATTTCAAATGGTGTTGTATGTTCATGACGCATTAGATACCGGATTAAGTTGCGGTCATCTTGAACTTGTTTTGTGCCAGCACCATAACTAACACGAGCGGCTTGAACGATGGCGTTATCACTGCCCATATGGTCAACAAGACCTACAAAACCATGATCCAATACTGGAAGATAGTTTTTATCTGTTTCAAAATTAATTTCTGTTCTTAGTGTCATTCTCTTCGCCGAATTGGCTGGTTAGTATACCACGTACATACTTTATGACGCGATTCTTGATTTTACTGCTGTCAATAAAAACCTCGATGTCTTGAATATTATCACGCAAGTGCTCTAAGCCCTGTGCTTTAAGAATTTCACCGGCATCTTTTAAGCCTGCTAATTCTTCTTGATTAAATTCAAGAACATCTCCGGTTATAAGTTTAAGTTGAATGTGTGTTATGTATTCTATAGGAACTTCTTCCATGACAACATCTTTAAGGATTTCTTCAAAACTTCTATCCTTTTTCCTAATAGCCATGGCTCGGGTTCCTTACTTACTTTTTTTTGTTGTATGCTCGCTTAGGCTTCAAAGCCTCAGCAACGGGCAAAGCTGTTACCGCTGTTGGATCTAAATTGTCTGCTTCTTTAAGTAAACGTTCTGCTTCCTTGCGAAAGAAGGCCGCTTGTCCACGCATTTGATTAGCAATGTCTTTTTCATCCAATACACTTGCAGGCTTACCTTCAGATACTGGTTGGCTAATATCGCCACTGGTTGTTCTGCCTGCTTGATCTAATTTTTGGTTAAGATCGCTGAGTAGAATTTTATGTTCTAATGTTGGCAACATCATAATTTCAGTGGTTGGATATTTCACTATCCAACCACTCTGATGACTACCTTCTAGGATAGTTCTTCCATCATGGAATTGTGTACGTTGAGCATATTTGTAGAAATCCATATCTTCTTGGGCACTATCACTTTCAACAGCGTTGATTAAGTCATCGTGATAAAGACTGGGAATATCTTCTGTTTGTATAACAAGGCAAGAAGATGTGTCATTTGGTATTGTTCTAAATACAACAACACATTTCTTACCTGTGCTAACAACTTGCCCTACGTGTTTAGTAAACTTAGGCATAGTCGATTCCTAATTAGGCTTGCTCTGCCGGAGCTTCTGGTGCGGCTTCAGCAGGTGCTTGACCTTCTGCGGCAGCTTGTTCTGCTTCCTGAGCAGCCTTGGCTTGTTCGTTGGCTTCTTTTAAGAATGCTCCCAAACGGTCAGCGGCTTGCCCGACTGTACCAATTTCAAAAATACTGAATGTTCCACGTTTGACAGCTAGTTCGACAGCCGCAAATAAAACGGAAAGATCGTTAATGTTCATTTAAATACTCCTTAAGGTTGATATATTATATACCTATTTTATTTATAGTGTATGTTCTTATTATAACACACTTCTTGCACATAGTCAAAAAAAATAGGACCCTAAAGTCCTATTTAAATTTAATTTAAACTTATACAGTTTCGTTGTCAAAAGTGTAATGAGCAGTGACACCAAACGGCGCTTCTAT